GCTCAATCTCTTGCTGCAACGCTTTGATGCGCTTGTCTTGCTCCTCGGATATCTTGCCCTGAGATCCAGCCTCTACCGCTGCAAGGTAGGCTATGTACGCGGCACTGCCCTCTAAAATCTTAGCGTTTTCCAGAGCGCGCACAGCAACGGCTCTTTCACGCTGCTGAGTATTCATCCCAATCAGCGAGTTTTCAAATTGCAGGTCAGCCAGCGCGCCTTTGGTAAAGGCATCGTCAGCCTGACTCTTTTTGTCTGACTCTGACTTAATGGCATTTGCAGCAGCGACTTTGAGCAACTGGGTCGCCAACTCTTTGCTGCCCAAAGCAAGAGCCTCTGTAGCCAGCACTTGAACATCAAAAGCCTTTGCTTGCTCTGGCGTCATGCCAATTTTCTTGCCCTCATTTACCATGTCAACAATAAGGTCACGGTATTTTTGCAGTGGGTCAATTGTCTTCTTTGTCGCTTTTTCGAGTGCGCCCATGCCAGCAGCGGCAGCGTTGGTGTCTTTTGTCAATTCACTCATGCCGACAGGGGTTGTTAGCGCCTCTTTGATTTGCTTCTGCAAGCCAATGACGTTCAAAGCTGCCTGTTGATAGTTAGTGGTGGCTTCCCTGAGTTCTCTGCCGCCGCTCAGGGCGTTTGTGAACGTAGCCGAAAGGTTTTTACCCAATTCGCTACCAGCGCGCAGAAAATCGCCCTTGCCCAGTTCTCTTGCTGGAGAGAACATATCAAGCCCCCCCGCTCTTACCACAGTGCCTACACTGGCTTGCTCAATCTCCCTAGCCTCAACAACCTGCTTTTTAAGAATTTCGATTTTAGCTTCTCTTGCAGCCACAGCCTGTTTGCGAAGCGCATCTGTTGATTTTTTCACCTCATCAGTGAACGTGAATGTATGGCCAGCAGCGGTTTGAGTTTGTTCTCCAAGGCTCTTGTTTTCGTTTGCAGCGGCGAGCGCAGCTTTACTAGCGGCGGTTAGCTCCACGCCAGCCGCTTTTGCGATTTCTGCATTTCGTTGCAGGGCTTCGTTTGCGGCCCTTGTAGCGTCACCCATAGAAATGAACACATACGCAATGGCTGCAATAGCAGCAGCAAACAAGACGGCAGGGTTTAAAAACATCACAGCATTGAGTGCGGCAACGCTTCTGCCGAAAGCAGCGGTTGCACCCGCCGTTGTAAACAGAGAGATAGACAGCGCAGCATTGTAGGCAGCGGCAATCTTGGTGGCGGTATAATAAGCAACAAGCGCAGCGGCGGCAAGTTTTAGGGCAATGACAATGCCTGAGAGATTGCCATTCAAGAACTTTAATACGGGCAATAGTAGGTCTTGGATGGTTAGGCCCAGCGACAAAGCTACATCTTTTGCATTGGCGATTGCCTGATTGAACTGGAAGCCAAACGTATTGGCCATCTTTTCAAACGCCTCATCTGTAGCGCCAGCTTTAACCCCCATCTGCCCCATGATAACGGCCAAGTCTTTACCAGCTTGCCCAGACAGTGCCAGCGCAGGGATAAGCGCCTCAACGCCGCCAAATAACGTAGCCATTGAGTCACTTGACCCGCCCGTCTTTTGTTTCAACTCCTCAAGAAACCCACCAAGCCCCTTAGCCTTCAGTGCGGCTGAACTAAATTCCACGCCCAGTTCAGCGGCTAAATCTGTAGCCTCTTTGGATGGCTTGGCAATAGTCGCAAGGATTGCCCGTAGGCCCGTCACGGCCACGCTAGTGGAAACACCGCCTTTGGTAAGCGCAGCGGTTGATGCTGTTAGCTCGTCAAAGGATATGCCCATCTGCGCGGCCAGTGGAGCTACGGTTCCGATAGATGCAGACAACTCAGCAATAGTTGTCTTACCAGCCTTCATAGCGACAAACATGGCATCTGAAACTGCCGTTGCTCCTGCAACTTTGTTGCCATAGGCATTTAAAACGCTGGTCAGGCCATCAGCAGCAGTGGCAACGTCTGTGACACCACCGACAGCAAGTTTGTTGGATATTGTAAGGATGTTGTTTGCAGTGGCCGCATCAGATGCACCGGCAGATATAATTTGGTAGAGCGCCTTGGCCTGTGTCTGAACATCGCCGCCAAATTCCTTGGCTTGGTCCCTGACCGATGCGGTCAACTCCTTCATCGAAACAACGCTGGTATCTACAAGCGTGGATATTTCGGCCATGCTCTTTTCAAACTCAATGCCCATTCTGATAATTTGAACAACAGCAGCGCCGATACCAAGCCCAGCGAGGGACTTGGCTAGTCCCTGTAAACCATTCCCTAAACGCGCAGATGACTGCCCTGCGTTATCAGAAGCACGCGATAGGTTATTTAGTTCTCCAGCAGCGGTCTTTACTTCGCGGCTGTCAACGCCAATTCTTAGGTTTGCTAAATCAGCCACACTATACCCCGCTAATTGATTGCCGCTTATAGCTTATATTCTGGCTTTTGTCTTGCTTCCATTAAAATTATTCGCCCATGACGACATAGCGTCTGCAATTTTACTGCGGCGCTCGTCTGTCATTACTGAAGGGTCAACCCAAGGCGGCGGACAACTGGCTTCGCTGGCCTGTCCGAGCATATATGCGTATTCTTTCGAGAGCGTGCGGATAGCCTTGGCTTCCCAAGGGGTGAGGGTGAAGCACTGATTGTTCTGCCATGCAGCAAGGTCTATTTCATCGATGCCTACCTGACCACCCATGCCGGCAGGCTTGGCAGGACCAACTTCAAAAAGCACCTCAAGCAAGTAGGCGCCAGCCCCAACTTGAGGCATGGCGTCCGACTTGGTTTCACGTCTTGGGCGCTTGGCCTTAGACGGTATCGTGTTGAGCCAAGCAGCGTGCCTGACAAATACTTTTAGATGCTCAAGCGTTGCTGCGAAAAAAGTTAGCGCGGTTACCTACAAACTCCTGCACCTGCTCTTTAATCCATGCCCAATCGTTATAGACTGTGCGGACATTCTCAGGCGTGAACTCTAGTTCTTTGCCATCAAGGGCAAATCCTGACCAAGCGGTCGTCAGCTTTACCAAATCATCAATGCTATCTTCCGAAAGCTTTTCTGCATCAAGGTCAAGGGCCTTTTTACCCTTTGCCATGCGATTAAGCGCGGCCTGTTGCTTGCCCATTTGCAGTTTTCGGTAAACTTTACTATCCTGACCAAGCACTGTGACAGTCATACCCTCAATGACTTCTTCAGTCTCAGGGTGAACGATATTCAGAACAGCGCCATCATCTGCCATGACAGGCTTAAGTGAGTTTAAGTCAAGCGACATTTTTTATCCTATCCGATACGCCGATGTAAAGTATCCCCTGCCGCAGTCGGACGTAGCTACGGCAGGGAATTTCGATAATTACTTAAACTTTAACGATAGAGTTGTCAATTTCAAGTGTAACCTCTGCCGTTGTGATTGCGTCAGCGTTACCAACATTAGTTTTGTAGGACATAACTTGGCCTGTGAAATACTGGATTTCGCCAGTTACTAGCCCAACCTTAACAGAAACTTGAGCGTCAGCGCCAGCAGCGGCTTCGCCAGCGGCCTGCAATGCGGCCTGTCCTGTGTCGGTAGCCGAAAGCGCCATTGTCAGCGTGACAGACCCGTAGTTAATTGAGCCACGACGCTTTGCAACAACGCCAGTGCCAAGGGGTGTATGCGTTGCAAGCGCAGATTCCGCGCCGAATGCTGGCAAGTCAGAAAGCTCACCGCAAGTCAGCCAAGTAAGGGCCGCAAATCCGGTAGCGTCATAGGTAGCAGGCGAAGTAGAAGAAACGGCGACAACCGTTCCAACAGAAGAAACAATATCAGACATAAAAACTCCCATACATTAAGAAAGCACTAAAAACAGTTGCAATAATTATCTACATTACCGCAAGTCGCGGCTCATGTTATCGATTGCAATTCTTACCATACCATTAGAAGCCTGTTTTGACCACCCTTCGTATTCTAAACGATAAATATATGGCAAGTTGTTGCTGATATAAAATATATTTCCCGTAGCTTTNGCAACGTCAGGCATNGCGCGCTTTATTGCGACACCTCCGGCGGCATCTTTACTGCCAGTATANGGGANAGTATCTGTAGACGCAGAGCCTATAGAGGTAAACCAGTTTGCNCNAGCGCGCCCTGTGTCGACTGGAGTGTTGTAAACAATATCTGTAAGCAAGTTCAAAACTATCTCGCGCACAACTATATCAGCGCGTCCGCTTGTCTTGGACACAAACTTGCCTATGTCTAATTTGAAGTCGCTCACAAAAAGGACCTGTATGCGACAGATACAGGAATTATCCATCTATCACCTGACATAAATCCAGTTGCCTGCGATGTAGACATGATGGTGACTGTCACGCCCTCATAGACTAGCCTGTCGCCACGCACGANCGCNCCAGCCACTGTGTCAGCCGTTGCNCGCCCTATGCCCTTGCCNGNGTCGGCNGGGGCATACACAAGCACTTGGTAGATNCCGCCGNATTCATCCGATGCTTGAGCAGCGATGCCCATTGCTATAGTTTTGCCAGCAATAAGACTTTCNACTAGATAGACCTGACCTNAAGTAGGCTTAAAGCGAGTGTTCTCCCAAGCGGTAGGAANGTCAAGGGTGGCTAGTTGCGTAGACAGCGCTGCGCCGATTTTAGTAACNGTCATCGAACGGCTCTGCGGATTGCACGTCTACGGCATGTTTNACGCCATTGTCTAGCAGTAGCACATAGGCAATCACATTGCCCCTGCTATCCTCAAGCACGCTATCCAAGGTGCCAACATTCCANTCACATGGGAACCAAACGCGCGAACCTATTTGCATTAATTAGCCCTTATTTGACAGATGAATATGATGTTGGCCCCAGATAGTCGNACCTGCGCTACGTCCATGATGCGGTAGGCTGTGCCGCTTAAATCGACTAGGCAGCCCATTACTGGGGTTGGGGCGATAAGCTCAAGAATAAGGCGGACATCTCCCGCCTCAATCACTGTGCCATCAATCTCTGTGGTTTTGTAGGCAGAGGGGTAGCCAGAGGCTGTTACAGTAGTCTGCGTGGTAGTGCCATCCGCTGCGCCCGTTATAGGGTTATACTCTGCCCAATCGGTAAACGTGACGCTTACAGGCTCGCCATATTTGGCAAGCAGTCTAGCAGCGGTTTCAGCCTGTCCGCTCATGTGCGGTTTAATCTCACCTGTGCAAAACTGCCATCGGATGACGAAAAGAGGTAAGGCATAAGCATTCTGTTCACAAACGGATAGCGCGCTGTCGGGTCTGAGTAGTCTTGATATTCGATTTCGATGACATCAATTTTCTCGCGCTTTACGCGCTGGCCTTGGTCTGCAATCAATGTCTCGCCGCTTGCTGCGCGAATTGCCATCTCAATGCAGGAATAGACCACTGGCACGGGGACTACATTTGCAAGTAGCAGGAAGCCATCGGCAACTACGCCAGAGCGCGGCCACGAAAGCGATTGTGCGGCAGCAATGCGGCTACCCTTCCATGCGTCCCTGTAGGTAGCCTCTAAATAGTCGGTCGCTTTTATTAGCGCCTGTTCCTTGGCGGATGTAGAAAGGTCTATCCAGCCCGTAACGCCACGGTCTGTCACATAGCTATTCGCAGCCGAAACGCTGGCGTAACTATTGGCGTTCGAAACGCCTGCACCTGTTTCGACTGCGAATGCCATACTTTAGCCCTTTTTAGAACGTGCGCGCTTTGTGGGAATGTCAGAGACGGGTTCGAGAACAACGTCAACATCTTCCGGCTCATATTCTGCCTCAACTTCGACATTATCCACGGCCTCGTCAAGCAAGGCGTGCAAAGGCGTTCCGGCTGGGGCGAAAATTGCATCAAGGATTTTATAGCCCTCTGCCTGCAACTTTGCCTTGCGCGCTGGGTGAACCGGATGCGGCTCGTAAATAACTTTCGACATAGCAAACCTTTCGTTAAAATGGGGAGCTGCCCACTAAGGACAACCCCCTCTTTTATTAGGCTTCGCCTACAGCCAAGACACCAGCAGTATGCTTAATCGACGTTGCGACCTTGTCCCAGTTGGAGCCAGTAGCAAGCTCTGCATCCGTTGGCGACTTGCCACCGTTTGCAACATCCCAGCTATAACCCTTCAAAGCCACACCGAAGGTATAATCAACCTGCATTGTGGTTTCGATGCGGGTCTGGCCGTTGTTGGTTTCGATGTTGCTGATAACGTCACCGCCATCATAAACAACAGCCGAGCCATCCGCCAAGCCAAGAGCGCGTGCCTTGTTAGGCGTGCCAGCAGCATACAGCGCAGGGGCGTCAGTCACGATGACTGGGCGGCCAAGGATGTCTACAACCTGCACGTTTTGTGCAACAAACAACTGAGCGCCGTTAGTCAGGTTTTGACCAATGAGCTTGTGGTAGGTTGCGCCATTGATGACACTGGCAACGATGTTCGACGAATGGTCGCCAAACAAAGCGTTTGCGCTGTTCATTGCGGCATAGCTCAATGGGTCAGTGGCCGAAACGTCAACGGTGGTCGCTGCGCCTTGGTTACTGATAGCCGCCACAAGTGCAGCAATCGCAGTGTTTAGCTGGTCAGCCATTAGAGCTTCTGCAAAGTTACGCGACGCAACTTCGATGCCTTCCGATGTTGGCTTTTGCAACCATGTAAGTTGCGATGGCTCAAAGCGGATAGGGCCAAAGCCGCCTGCAACTTTAACGCCATTCATCTGCAACTGAGTCAGGTCGGTTGCCGTTGCTGTTGCCTGCGATGCGTAACGGTCAACGCGGCGCTGCGCCGAGTGGACAGCGGCAAAGAACGACTCTTGATAAAAGTCGCCATCGAATCCAGTTGTGGTCAAACGGATTGCGCCGTTCGATGCTACATTAAACTTATCTACCATCTGAGCTAAAGTCTCAATGGTCACTGGCATAACGTATTCGTTAAATACCTTCATGTCGGAAACTGACATAACTAAAATCCTTTATATATCGGGGAACATGGCTTTAATTGCGTTAGACCGCTGCACTTTATCGCCACCAAGATTACCCTTGGGCGCGACAGCAGAAACATTACCATTCCCGCCAGTGGCTCCACCACCGGAGTTTTCGGGAGCAGAGACGAAGTGCTTTCCTTCGTCGCCAGCGGCCCAGTTGGTAATTCCTTCAAGCAGCGGCTTTCCACCCATTAGTGCCGAATATTGACCATTCTCCGCCTTAATCTCGGTGCCAGCCCTTAACATCGCCTTCGCGGCCGACATAAATTCTGGCTTGATACCGACCTTTAGCATCGCGTCGTTAAGTCCATTGTCGATTAGATAAGATTGCAGCGCACCGTCTTTTTCAACTAGACTTGCTTGCAATACCTCTAATGTCTTTAGACTATCCTTCGTAGTCTTGGTTAGTTCAGTTTTCAGCGTTTCGTTTTCAGTCTGTAACGCCGCAAATTCTGTTGGGTCAATGTCTGCACCCTTGGCCTTCGCCTTGGCTACTCTAACTTCCCCAAGCAACTCTCTGTTTTTAGCGTTAACCGCTTCGATTGCTGCTTCTAACTCTGCAATTCGTTCTTCACTCATAGATGTGTCCTCTGGACTATTGTTTCCCCACAGGGGTTTTAATGCACGGCACAGCAATGCATTACAGTTGTAATAGCACGTTTACTACAACTTTACTATAATGACTGCAAGTATAGTTAATAGTCTACTTCGCTGTGCCATGGCGCGCTTCTAACTGGGCTAGCGTCAATGGGTTACCGCGTTGGTCGAGCAACTGAGCAAGCGTAATTTTGCCAGAGCGCCACAGGTCAGCGCGGCCTAC